CTACCGGTTCAACCGGTGCGTGTATTTGCGGGATACCCAGCCTGTAACACCCGGCTCGTGCACGATCGCGACGTACAGCCAATCGCGGTTCGTATCGTCAATAATTTCTAGCAAGTCCATATCTTGAAGGGCATATGCAACGAAGGCCGATTTCATCCCGGGCGCTGTGCGGAGGTGAACCCCCTCACCTTTAACAATTCGATACCGCCCGAACTCAATAGCCGGGATGGCGGCTTCACACATGGCAGCCCGCACCACCTTCCCATAGCCACTAGCAGTCATCGATGGCAAAACCTTCGGTACGGTGGCGCAGAGTGTGTTCTTGGCGCCATCGTACGTCGCAAGACAAGCCAACAAATAACCGACAATCTTCAACAGTTGCACCAGATACTGAAGCGCAGAAAACGAAAGGTGATGGACCTCACCGTTCTGTTGAATCTGTTGTGTGATTTCTTGCTCAGCCCTTTCCTGGCGCTCAGGCGACACATCAAACCTAGTAAGTGCCTGGAGATTTCGTGAGTTTTTTTCGGTCCAGTCTGTAGGTAAAACCTGCTCTACAAACCTACTGTCCAGAAGTGTCGAGCGCTCTAGTAAAGCCTTGGTGAGCTTGAACGCTTCGAGAGGTTTCCCTTTCGCTTCTGGCCAGCCTGCTAAAGCCTGGTCTATACGCTTTGCAAATTCGTCTATGCCACCAGGTCCAGCCATTTCCTCAAGAACTCGAAGCTCCTGTTCAAGGCCTCCCCAACGGAGCACATCAGCCGCTGCACCGATCCACTGACGGTTGGTTTCCGAGAAGGCATTGATCAACTGGCCGACACCTGGGAATACCTTACCAACGATTAAGCTAGCTGCCTGTTCAGCCATTTCGTATTCCTTTGCTCATGCTCGCCATAGGATTCAGACCCGTCACTTCAGCCATATGTCCCGGGCTGAAGTGCGCGTATTTCTGTGTCATGGCCAGCGTTGAATGGCCCAGTACTTTCTGCAGGGTGATGATATCCCCGCCGTTCATCATGTAGTGGCTGGCAAAGGTGTGCCGTAGGACGTGCGTTAACTGACCTGCAGGCAGGTCCAGTTCGATCGCGTGAACTGCACGGCGAAAAGTCTCGTAACTGACAGAGAACGGCAACGCATGATGCAGGCGCTTCTCCAGATCAGCTGCCACGGGAACCGTCCGATTTTTGCTCGACTTCGTTTTGCTGTAGTGCACCAGGCCGTTGCGAACCTGACGCGGCTGCAGCGTCTCTGCCTCTCCCCATCGGGCACCGGTGGACAGACACACCTCGGCAATTAATCTGGCGTCTCCGCCAAGCTCCTGGAGCTTGTTCAACAAGCTGCCGATCTGGTCGCTGAGGAGGTAGGCCATTTCGGTCTCATCGAACTTCAGTGCTCGCACGCTCCCTAACGGGTTCGGCGCGTGCCACTCCCCCAACCTTTCCAACTCGTTGAAAACTGCCCGCAGGTAAGCCAGCTCATGGTTGAGCATGTTGGCGCTTACAGCTCGGCCTGGCTGCCCTTCTTTCGTATACCGCGAGTGCATGCCGGCAGCACGCTCGGCTCGGTACGTTGCGAAGTGGGAAGCATTGAACGCTGAGGCCTTGGGGTTACCCATTCGCTCGACCATCAACATCAACAGGTCACGCCTTGAATCCCCTGTCTTGAGCGTTTGGCCATGCAGGGTGTGCCAGAGGCTCACCAGGTCAGCCAGGCGCCTGGTATCGGCTTTGGGCTTCTTCTCGAACTCGCCCCGTGCACCATCACCCATGATTCGATTTTGAAAGTGCAACGCCTCGTTTTTGCTACGGAGCTTCTTGCGAACACGTGGACCATTGCGCCCTTCTGGGCGGCAATCCACAAGCCACTCACCGTCAGCCAGTTTCTTGATCGACACAGGTTACTCCGGGCTCACCTGGCCACAATCAACTGCGACCGCCCCGGTAGTCAGCCAGAGCGCGTACTTCGTAAACCTGGGATGGTTGGCCACCTTCAAAAATGGGAGCAATCCCATATCAGTGATCCCTGCCTCGTACTTCTTCCAGCTGCTGATGCTGATCTCTACCAGTTCGCAGAATTCGCCCTGGGTGAGCCGTTCCTTCGCCCGTATCGCCTTCATTTTCGCTGGCAGGTCCAATTCCCACTCCTCTCTTGACAGGTTCCAATCTTGGAACGATCATTGTTCCAACCTTGGAACTTTGATCCCCAATATACCCTCAGAGATTATCAGAATGCAGATCACCATCGACACGCCCTACGTGACTGTAGGCGAGTACGCCAGGCGTTCCGGCCAATCAGATTCCGCAATCCGTCGCGAGATCGAACAAGGGCGCTATTTGATCCGTCCGAAAACAGAAGGCTCGAAAGCCGCGGTGCTCATCAACATGGTGCACATCGCGATCGAAGCAGCTGAGCAGGCAGAACGTGCTCGAGCACAACAGAGCACAGCTGGGATCAAGTAATGGGAACTCGAATGGATTTCGACGCTATCTATCGAAACGATGTGGTCGAAGCACTGCTGAACGACCGTGACCTGGACTTTCAGAAAACAAACGAGAAATACCTGTTTGCAGGCGTTTGCCCGCGCTGCAGCAAGCGTGAGCTGTTCATCAGCAAGGCCAAGCCATACCAGCTGAAGTGCAGCCGCGACGGCAAATGCCAATTCCACGAGAAAACCAGGGAGCGCTACAGCTACCTGTTCGAAAACCTGAGCCAGCGCTTCCCCAAAACTCACGCGAACCCACACGCAACTGCCGACGCCTACCTGCAGCGCAACCGCGGATTCGATGTGGCCAAGCTGGCCGGCTGGTACACCCAGGGCCGACGCAAGATGAAAAGCGAAGAGTGGGCCGACACTGTTCGCTTCCCCCTCTGTAACGGCCACTGGGAGCGCATCATCGACGAGCGCATGGTGGCCGCGAACGAAGGTGTGAAGGCCGGCATCAAGAGCGGCATGAGCTACACCAACAGCGGCTGGATGCCACCTGGCCAAACCATCGAGCGCAGCGATCGCGTTTACGTCGTGGAAGGGATCTTCCATGCGATCGCACTGCATCTTGCGGGCTTCAAGGCCATCGCCTCGATCAGTTGCGTGAATTTCCCCTGGGAGATCGTCGAGGCGAACAAAGGCAAGCTCATTACCTGGGTGATCGCCCTGGACGATGACAGCGCGGGTCACAAGTACATTCCCAAGTACCTCAAGATGCTGCGCGGTCTGGCAGAAATCGGCTGGGTGGCACTCGCCGGGGAGCGCGATTGGGACGACGTGTATCGCGATGGCCACCTGGACAAGGCCTTCATGGACGAGGCCTGCTATCGCGGTCGCCTGTTCACGGCCAGCAGCACCCGAAAGCTCGCCTACTTGCTTTACCTGCGGCGCCCCTCCGGCTTTTACCTGCTGGAGTTTGGAAACCAGCTGTACTCTGCGCGCGTCAACCAGGCCGAGCTGAGCAAAGCCCTGGGAGAGGAAAAGGTCGAGGGCAATCGGGAGGTCTTCTACAGCAACCTCCGTATCGATCAGATCAGCAACTGCATCCCCAACCTGGACTACCTGGAAAAGGACATCGTTACCGGGGAGCAACGCTACTACTTCGACTTCAAGTTTCCAGACCGCACGCGCAGCTGCCAGGCGCCCCTGCCGTCCAGCGCGATCGCCGAGCCTCGCGGCTTTGTGCGCGCCCTGCTCGACTTCACCCCCGGCGGCAACTTCGAGGGCGGTGCCCGTGAACTGGCGATGCTCAAACACAAATGGCTGAACGACGAGCGGCGTCCTGTACCCACCGTTCGAAGCCTGCCATTCCTGGGCTACGACGAAGAGAGCGGCACCTACTGCTACCCCAAGTTCGGATTCAACAACGGCAGCGAGCTGGCAGTGAACGCCCACGGTTACATCCAGGTGAAAGGGGCAGGCGTGAAAACCTCCCTGGTGAACACCCGGTTTGAACGCGGTGACGACTTTGACGGGGCGTGGTTTCCGGACTTCCTCGCCGTACACAACCTGAACGGATTGACTTCGCTTGCCTGGTGGACCGCCTCTCTCTTCGTCCAACAGATCGGCACCGAGCAGGCGTCGTTCCCGTTCCTGGAACTCACCGGTGACCCTGGCGCTGGCAAGTCCACGTTGCTCCGCTTCCTGTGGCGCCTCATCGGCCGCGACAACATGGAAGGCATCAAACCAAGCGGCACGGGCGCCAGTGCGGTCGGCCTGTCACGGGCCTTCGCGGAAGTAAGCAACCTGCCGGTCGTGCTGATTGAGTCAGACCGTACCTATGTCGACGCCAACGGCCGCACAGTGACGGTGCAGTTCGGCTGGGACGAAGTGAAGACCCTGTTCGACTACCACGCCCCGCTTCGGGTGACGGGTGCAAAGACCACGGGCAACGAAACCAGGGTGAGTATCTGGCGTGGCGCCCTGGCCATCTCTCAGAACGAGACCGTCGATGGTTCGGAGGCAATCCTGTCGCGGATCGTGCACCTGCACTGCACCACAGAACACCACTCCCTCGCGCTCAAGCCGCTGGCCGACCGCTTGAAGGTGATGAAAGCAAAGGAGCTGGGCGGGTACTTGCGCAAGTGCCTGGCCAACGAGCAGCAGTGGCTGGCTCGATACTTCGAAGCCTTCCCCCGCTATGAGCAGCGTCTTCAGTCAGTCGGTGCGCTGACTGAGGGTCGAATCGTGCAGTGCCACGCGCAGATCATGGCCGCTGCTTACGCCACCCAGGGCCTTTTTTCACAGTGGACGGACCGCGACACCGAGAGCGTGGCCAAACACCTTGAGGCGCGTGCGATCGATCGGCAGCAACGTTGCCGATCGGAGAACCCCACCGCCGCCAAGTTCTGGCAGATCTATCACTACCTGAATGAAGACGTGGTGACCACCATCGACGCTGATGGCGAGCGGGAAGAGATCCGCGAAACGTTGAACCACAGCATCGACAAGGAGCTGATCGGCATCAACATCGAGCACTTCCAGCAAGCCTGCAGAAAGGCCGGCCAGGATGTGATCCCCGATACCCAACTGCGCCGAGCCCTGGCCAGCAGCACTACCCATAAGTACATCGATACCCGCAAAGCACGCTCCCGATTGGAGAAGCGTTCCCTATGGCTGTGGTTCTTCAGCAAGCGTGGGGAGGCCTCATGAACCGTATGGGTGACTGGGTGGAAAGGGTATTTGCGGTGAGGTCTTGGCTTTTGTGCGCAGTCCCACCGATCAGCCGGAACATCCGGAACATTTCTATTTTATAGATATAAAAGTCAATAAATACAGTTAGTTACAAGATAAAAAATGTTCCGGTGCTGCCGGAACATACCGGAACACACCGGAACAAAATCCGTTCCGGCATGTTCCGGCAATGTTCCGGTGACGGCTTCGCACCGGAACATGGCTACAGCCCTTATGCCACGTGGCCTGTAGCCATTTTTCAGAAAAGCCGTGTTCCGGGATGTTCCGGTAGTACCGGAACATTTCTACACCGCTGGAGGCCCCGTAAATCAAGGGTTCCAGCACACCCACTTTCGAATGTTCCGGATGTTCCGGGCGAATGAGGGGGCTACACACGTTTTTGTTTTCCAAACGGCAATTTCAGGAGAGACACCATGCAAAACAAACAGAGACGCATCCAGGGCGGCAGTGCGATCTGGCAGATTTCGATCGAGCAGTGGGCACCAGAGGTACTGAGCGAATGAACGTTTTCTACACGGTGAACGGTGAGCCGGGATCGCTGCAGATGCCCGCCACCTATCTGTTGGTGGCCCGGGCTGAGGATCTGGCCGAGTTGGTGGCCAGCGACTTCTGGCGCAACAAGCAACACCCACCAGTGACATGCCTGGTTCACCTGCTGGACGTCGATGGAACTGACCTGGGGATATTCGATGTTCGATGCGTGACGCGCCCAGTGTTCACGGCTGAAGCCGTGGACTGAGGCTGAAAGAGACGGTGCCAAGGAGGTGCAACTCCCTGGCACCAGCCACCAGCAAGGAGAGAGGCTGTATGCAAGCACCACACCCAAACGGCAGCGGTTCGAAGGCTACCACAACGCCGCGCCACCTGCAGGCCACTGCCATTGTCGGCGGGGCCCTGATTGGCTTCCTGGTGATGAAGACACCCGAAGCCCGCAACCAACTTGAGCGCGTGACCAGCACCGCACGCCGGCTTGGCGAACTGTCCGACGGAGACGCCGCCATCGTCAGCCGACTGCTGGCCACCCTCCCCCAACTTTCCAATGTTTGAAGGAGTACCCCTGATGCGACCTCAATACCAGATGACCGATTCGCGTACCGCTGACAAATTCGTGCTCCGTCTTCCCGATGGCCTTCGCAGTGATATCAGCACCTGGGCAACCAGCAATGAGCGCAGCATGAATTCGGAGATCGTGCACCGCTTGAAACGCTCGATCACCCAGGACCAGCTGCAGGAAGAACAGGCAAAAATGATCAGCCTGCTGCTGAACCAGGTAGAGACCCTGGAAACCCAACTGCAGGCAAAAGCCCAGCACGGAGCGGCATAATATGATGATCGACGGCACGCCGGTTGGCGTAACGGAGGAACACATTCACAGCGCGAGAGGCCAGCTGGGGCTGCCTTCTGACTTTCGCCTGATCGACGCAACACGGTGGCTTCAGTTCGACACGGGAAACGGGCTGGTGACCTTCCCGCTGCCCCACGGCTACTTCGTGGCAGTGTTCGAATCAGGGGGTGGCCGACGGGAGTATGGCGTGGTGGGCATGGCGGTATCGACGATGGCCGGCTGATGGCTTTAGCCGCTAAAACCAATTGAAAGAGGGCGCTTCGGCGCCCTCTTTCTTTTTCTGTAACGAATTTGAATACGACCAAATTACGCTATATATAGAGGAACAAAGTTTGTTTTTTACGGTATACCGTAAATTAAAATGGCAAATTTTCGATATATCGAACACACCGCCGCACTATAAATGCGAGCCTATAAAAAAGCCTTGACGCACCAAATTGTGGCTCTCTAAACTTGCGGCCATATGCCAGCACGTGAAATGGAGTCACTAGTGAAAAACCCGCACAACATTCTGACCGAACTACTTGAGGACATTGAGTCGCACGGCCACCAGTTGGCGTTGTTAACAGACATTTCGACAGCAGAGTTATCAGCCCGGGGGAAACTTGGCGTGCTGGAATTTTCGACAATGACGCTGAACAAATTCACCGATATTGAAAGCAGGCTGCGCAACTACCGCGCATCGATCATGCCTAGCTGACCTAGCAACTCTCTCTGCCTATCCTTGGGCATATCTCGAAGCCTGTCGATAACAAGCCTGTCCATCATCTGTGCAGATGGTGTGAGTGTATGCGAGAACGTGAGGTTGGCAGCCCAACGGTGGCCACACTCAAGACAAATACAATACAAAGTGGTGAACTCCTTGGAAAGATCATTCCTAGAAGAAATCCGCCCCTTGCCGCCACATTCCTTGCAGTAAACTCGCATACTCCCCCCCGGGTTCCATATCGGGCACTATTTTGCCACAAGATAGTGCCTGAAACTTGTAAAGTTAATCGCTCCATTCACACGCCCCAACTTTGTTACGTCGTAGCTTGTGGCTCCCTCCAAGTTATCCGCCGATCCTCACGCAACCTGTCATTGACCTGGTCAAACAGCTGACAAATCGGCCTGATTTCATTACTGGTGTAGACACGATCGATCTTTTCGATATCGCCGAAGCCTCCGGTAGTTTCCGGAATAATGCCGGCCAGAGCCGGGTTCATTCGCCAGGCAGCAATGATGTCGTTCCTAGTGATGTTCTTGACCTTTTCCAGTTCGTCCTTCGCTTGGAAATCACCGACAGGAATGATCTTGATAGCGTTCTCATGCCCTCCTGGAATGTTTACGAACATGGATCGAAAGTTGCCCACCCCCTTGCTTGAGCTGATCTGTGTCTGCAGGTTTTCTTCGTCCTCCTCCGACAAGTTCGGGTCATTGGTATAGAAGATGTACCCCGCATGGGCACCGTTGCTGTAGTAGCGGCGGCGAAACAAGGTTGCCGCTTCGTTCAATAGCAGCGCCTGTAAGCCGCCCAAGTAGTCAGGGATCCCGTAGATGTTTTGCTCAACGTCGTAATCCTTGATGTGCACAATCTCATCCTCGTCATACTCATCCTCCTGCCCATTCTGCAGGAGCATCACGAACCCACCGTCGACCTTCACGCGCATGTTAATTGCCGGCAAATGTTCCAGCTCAAGGACGTGGCCGAGAAAATTCTCATGGGCGAGGAAATACGCCTCCCCGAACACCATGTAGTCCAGGGCTGCGCAACTCATCGTATGGGCGCTACACCCTTCGGATGGGATGAACTCACGCAGCAGCAGGTTGCGCTTGAATTTGGGGATAGCGCCGTGGTGCGCGTTTGCTCGCAGAAGCTTGGCCAAGCCGACGCGGGACACCGGCGGCTTGTACAGTCGCCCGTCGTCGCTGGGGAAGATGCCCAGGTACTCGCCGATATTGGCTGTCAGTACCTGCTCCGGCTCCCCGAACGTGAACACCCGAGTAGGCTGCTGTGCCTGTGGCTTTCTGGCGTGGGCTCGTTTCTGTCGTTTGGGCATGACTTCCGCTCATTAGGTAGCGGCTCTTGCGCCGCTTGTTCGTGTTCAGGGGTTCGTTGTGCAGGGCGTGCATGACAGCCCATGCAATATCGGCGTGACCGGTCGCCTCGGTTCTCGATGCGCTGAAGGTGATCTGCCCGCCGCTGGTGGTGCCGCGCTTGATGGTCAGGAAGGCTTGCGCAATGTCGGTCCAGCCCGCGTCCCACTCGATCCGGCCAGAGCGGATTACATCCTGTGCCTTAAGCACCAGGGTGGTTTTGGTCTCCAGGCTGTAATGGATTCGCTGAGCACGCGGGTAGAAATCACAAACCACGTCATACACACCGATACCGACGCCGGTGGTATCGATACCGATGTGCTCGACGTTAAAGCGCTCGGTCAGCAACTTGACCTGGGCCGCCTGGTAGGTGAATGACTGCCCACGCCAGCTGTACTTTTCAAGAATGCGGAAGTTGCCGCCCGGCTCTGCAGGCGGCGCCACAACAACGCAAGTGGCGTCATCACGGGTACGGCTAGGGTCGTAGCCGATCCAGACGGGGCTGTTGCCGAAGGGGCGATCAAGCTCTGGGTCGTAGTCGTCCCACAGGCTCAGATCGGAATAACACTGCTCCAGATCTTTCAGGCCGAACGCGCTTTGCGTACTGTCGATGAACTTGCAGTAGAACAACTGCTGGAATTTGTCTTCGTCGTACTCCAGTTGCAGCTGCTCGAAGTCGAACAGATCGCAGCCGCCGTCGATCGCATCTTGAATCGTGATGGTCTTGCGCCATTGGCCATCCGGGCACAGCGCGCCCTGAGTGTATGCCTCCTCGATCGGCCAATTTCCGCCTGCCTTCTTACCGCGCTTACTATTGCGAAACTCTTCGCCGGTCCAGAATGGGTAAGCCTGGTGCGAAACGGCGCTGGGCGTGGAGAAGTAGGTCTTGCGCCACTTTTTGTGAGTCGCCATGGCACTGGCCACGGTGTTCAACTTCGCAAAGTCGCGGATCCAGAAGTATTCGTCGACGTACACGTGGCCGTGTGGGCCCTGAGCGGTGCTGCTGTTAGTGCTGAGGAATCGCAGCTCGGCACCGTTACTGAGCACAATGGGATTGCCGGTAAGCTCGATGCCAAACCACTGCTGGGCGAACTGGATGATGTAGCTGCGGAAAATTTCCGACTGGGCGCGGCTGGCTGACAGGAACATCTGGTTGTCACCTGTCAGCACCGCATCCATGAACGCCTCGCCGGCGAAATAGTAGGTCAGCCCAACCTGCCGGCTCTTGAGGATGTTGCGGATTCTGCAGGTGAGCGGGTTCTGCTTGGCCGCGAACAGCTCTTTCTGGTAGCCGTACATTTTGGAGATGAACTTGTCCAGAAAATCGACTTCGGTCAGGCCGCTGATGTCGTTCTTGACCTTCTTTTCCCGCTTCCTGTCATGGCCTTCGCCACGTTCGCGACGCTCCCCACGCTGGCTCTGGCGACGTTGGGCGGGCTGCACCTGGTCGTGATCTGCTGCCGGCGCGACCGTGGCCTTGCTGGACTGCTTTATCAGGCGTTCACGGACGGCGGTCAGGCGGTCCAGCTCGTCCAATTCGCCCTTGGTCAGCGTCTCGGCCTTTTCTAGGATGAGCGTGATCCGACGGCTGATCGCGGTCACGGGCTCTTCATCCGTCAGCATCTCGTCCCACAGCCCCTGGCGGATCCAGTAATAGATGATCCGCTTGTTCGGCAGCTTCAGGTGCGCCTGTATTTCCTTCACTGAGCAACGGCGCAGGTAGAGGCGTTTGGCGGCTTCTTTGACTTCGGTCGGGTAGTTCATGGGCCGCAGTCTATGCGGCGAAAACCCCGAAAACGCGGGGTAAAACTGCGCAAAATTCCTAGATTGTGAAAATAGGAATTTCGCGCAATTGAAGCGTTTGGCGAGGGGCGACCAGCTCCCTATCGTGGCGTCCATCGACCCACACCGAGCCCTTCAGCACATGCCCAGATCACTTGTCTCCTCCTGGAAACGCGTAGCTGTTAGCGGCCCGACCGCAGATGGCCGCGAGATCACAGTCGAGGAGCTGCGCGACTGTGCGGACACCTACAAACCGTCTCGCTACACCGCAGTGATCTGGAGCGAACACGAGCGCTGGCCAGGCTCACACGGCACTGTCTTTTCAGCCCGTCTCCTGGACGAAAAAGACGACCCAGAGCTGGAGCCCGGACAGGTCGCTCTGGAGGTGCAGCTCAAGCCCAACGACAAGCTGCTGGAGCTGAACGACTTGGGCGAGAAGCTCTTCAGCAGCGCCGAGATCACGCCCAACTTCGCAAACTCGGGTCGGTTCTACCTGACCGGCCTGGCCGTGACCGACTCGCCGGCCAGTTTGGGTACCCAGGAGCTGTACTTCTCCAAGCGTGCCAACAAGGGCAAGTGCTACGCGAAAACCTCCTACTACTGCTCTGCCGTCGATCTGGGCTCCCTTCGCGAGGGGAGCGAGCAGCCGGGCGAGCTGCGCCGCTTTTTCAACGCCCTGACCGGCCTGTGCAAGCGCTTCGCCGACACCACCACCCCCAACACCAACTCACCCGATGAGACCCCTCCAATGGATGAAGCAACAGCCAAGGCGCTCAAGGCGCTGTATGACCAATTCGTGATCCTGGTAGCCGGCCTGCAGGCAGTGCTGGAACCGGTAGTGGAGGACGTGGACGCCAGCGAGAACCAGGAGATGGTCGACGCCGTAGGCACCGCCGTCCAGGACGTAGTGGACGAGGCCGAAGAAAATCGCGAGTTCAATCGCAAAGGCGGCAAAGGCAAGGGCAAAGATGAGGTCAAGGAGCTGAGCGCCCGCGTCGAGGAGCTGACCGAGACCATGACCAAAATGTTCAACACGGCCCCGAACCGCCGTCAGGTGAAGCGCAACACCGGCCCCGCTGCCGATAAGAAACGTGGCGGGGGCCTGCGCTAATGGGCGCCCTGTCGAAACGCGCTGCAGCTGAGTATCTGCAGCTTCAGGACGACCTGGCCGAGGCGTACAGCATTGATGACGCCACTCGCACCTTTGCAGTGGAGCCGACCCACGCCCAAGAGCTGAACGAGCAGATCACCGAACGCGTCGACTTCCTCGGTCGCATCAACGTTATCGGCGTGACCGAAATCAAGGGCGAGAAAGTCATGCTGGGCCTGAACGGCCCGGCGACCGGCCGCACTGACACTGATGAGAACGACCGCGTACCGCGCCATCTGCTCGACCTGCAGAACAGCATTTACGAGCTGTTCCACACCGAGACCGACGTGGCGTTGAAGTTCGCCACCATCGATGCCTGGGCCAAGTTCCCCGAGTTCGCTCGCAAGTACCTGGAGGCCGTGCAGAAGCGCATCGCCCTGGACCGCATCCTGATCGGCTGGAACGGCACCCACGTCGCCAAGCAGACCAACTTTTCAAACTACCCGCTACTCCAGGACGTGAACAGGGGCTGGCTGCAGATCGCGCGTGAGCAGATCCCCGAACAGGTCCTGAAACCAGCCGATCCGGCCGTCAAGTTCAAGATCGGCAAGGGTGGCGACTACGAAAACCTCGACGCCGCAGTGCACGACGTCAAGCAGATGATCGACCCGGTTTTCCGTGATGAGGGCGACCTGATCGCCATCGTCGGCTCGGACTTGCTGGCTCACAACAAGGGCAGGCTGTACGCCGCGCAGGGGCAGACCCCAACCGAGAAAGAGCGCATCGAGGAAGCCCAGGTGATCGAAACCTACGGCGGTCTTCCTTCCTATGTGGTCCCGTTCTTCCCGGCTAAGGGCATTCTGGTCACCTCGTGGGCGAACCTCTCGATCTACTTCCAGGACACCAGCTGGCGTCGCCACCTGCTCGAAAACCCGAAGCGCTCCCGCGTCGAGGACTACAACGGCCGTAACGAGGGTTACGTCATCGAGCAACTGGGCAAGTTCGCCTACCTGGAATCCGACGGGGTGGAAACGGTATGAGCCTTGCTCTTGAGCACAAACGCCGCGTCTTGGCCCAGGGCAGCGCTGCAGTAGCCCAGGTGGCCGCTGCAGCAGCTCTGCCCTATTCACCTGGTGAGGCCCTGAGCAGCCCGGCAAATGCACGCAAGCACCTGAAGCTGATGGAGGCCGGCCTTGACGAGGATCTGGCCCGGCTGAAAGCGATCCAGAGCCTTGCAGGCAAACAAGACCTCAAGCGCACCGAGCTGCTGCCCAAGTATCAGGACTACATCCATCGCTACCTGGAGTCCGGCCTGGTCATGCCGAACCGCGTCCTGGTCCAGGTCCTGGTTTGGCTGTTCGACACCACCCAGTTCGATGATGCGCTGGAGCTGGCAGACATCGCGATCGAGCAAGGCCAGTTGATGCCCGAGCGCTTCAAGCGCCGCGATATCCAGACTTTTGTCGCTGATGCCGTGTTCGAATGGGCCTATGCCGAGTACCAGGCCGGGCGCAGCCCTGAGCCGTACCTGTCCAACCTGCTGCCCCGTGTGGACGGTGAATGGGAGCTGACGGAACAGATCCCTAGCAAGTACCACAAGCTGATCGGCATGCGCGCAATGGAGGCCGAGGAGTGGGAAACCGCGCTCAGGCACCTGGAGCGCTCCACCGAGCTGTACGCCAAGGCAGGCAACGACACCCGTATCGACAAGTGCCGCAAGGCATTGGCGAAACAGCAACCCGCACCCACCGGCACCGACTAACCGACTACCCCCCCAGCGGGAACCCGTGAAACGAGTCAGCCATTTATGGCCCGCCCCGTTGAAACGGTGTTTCCCGCCCTTTTCGAGCGGCCAGCATGAGCAGCTTTTCAGGCAAACCCACCACGCTGGTGGACCAGACGATTGAGAACAACGGCTTCTGGCCGGACCTCTCCGTGTCTGAGTTCCAGAAGTCATACCGACTGCCAGCCGAGTACCTGGTTGATCTGCTGGTCACTCACCTTGTTACGGCCATGGGCGACGTAAACGCCGATCTCAAGCGGCTCACGGCCAGCTGGCGGGCCCTCGGTATCACCAACGTGGCCACCGCGGACTCCCGGTTGCTGCCTGAGCGTGCCTATCAGGTCGAGCTGTACAAGCGCGCCGTCTACTGCAGGGCGAAAAGCACCGCACTGACCGACTTTCCCACTGTGGTTCGGCGTGACAGCGCCGAAAACACCGGCAAGGAAGCCCCTGAGCGCGGCGAAACCTTCCTGGCGTTCAGCCAACAGGCCGTGCGTGCCCTGCAGGGCCGCAGCCGCATCACGGCGACGCTGCTATGACCAAGCTGCAGGCGCTGACCGCTTACCTGATCGATCGGCGTCTGGTCGCGCCTGAGCAACTGGACAGCTACACGGAGCAGGCCAAGTTGACCCTGGTGTGGAAAGAAGGCACCGGCGGCCTGCACCTGGGCGATATGCGCTACCGCGCCGTTATCTCCTTTGAGCGCTTCGCTGATAACCCCGCCCGGCTCATGGCCCTGGTCGGCAGTTGGCTGGAGACCCACGACCAGGACCGCAGCCGCAAGGATCTGCCCGGCCCTGACTTCCAGATCGAGCCCCTGGACAACGACCTGTTCGACGTTGACCTGGTCCTCGAGTTCGTCGAGCCCCAGCACCTGACCGAGGAACCGGGTGGCGAGATCGAGGCGTTCGGCAAGACCTGGGCATTCGTCCCGTTTGACCTCTGGGTCGCCCAGGAAGGCGAGGTGGTCAGCCATGGCGCGTAGCACGTTCGACCTGGATGTACGCGGCCACCTGGGCGTGCGCGAGCAACTGGCCCTACTGAGCCTGACACCTCAGTTGCGCCGGCGTTTGCTGAACACCGCCCTCAAGCGCATGCGCAGCATGAGCCGCCAGCGGATCCGCAACCAGCAGAATCTAGACGGCTCGCCCTTTGCGCCACGCAAGAGCGCCGGCAAGGGCAAAAAGAAGATGGAAGCCGGCCTGGGCAAGCTGCTGCAGGTGACCAGTGTCACCCCTGACCAAGGCGTGCTCGGCTGGAAAAACGCACTTACCGCGTGGGTCGCCGCGCAGCAGCACAACGGCGTGTCGGAGCGGCGCACGGCCCAGCAGATGAAGCGCTGGAGCAAGGTGCCCGAGGGCACGGCCGCGACCCAAAAGCAGGCCAAGCGCCTGCGCCGCCTGGGCTTTCGCGTGCGCCAGGCGGGCAAAAAGAAGCTGGTGCGGCCCTCGGTGCCCTGGATTCTGGAGCACGTCAACTATGCCCAGGCCGGCCTGCTGATCCGCATCCTGGACGACGAACAGGGCGAGAGCAGTGGCGCACAGAGCTGGCAAATCACGCTGCCCAAGCGCCAGTTCCTGGGCGTGCACACCGATCGCGACACCAGCCAGGTGCTGAACCTGGTGCTGCAACAAATCCTCAACTCACCCCGCTAACGAGGCATCACATGGCACTCGGCAAAGTCAGCGTCAACAATCTCAACCTCGGCCAGGGTGCTGTGACCGAGATCGAGCGCTATTTCCTTTTCATCGGCCCGGCCCCGAAGAACGTCGGCAAGCTGCTGCCGCTCGACACCCAAAGCGACCTGGACGTGCAACTGGGCGTCCCGGCCAGCGACCTGAAAACCCAGGTGCAGGCTGCACGCCTCAACGGCGGTGACCGCTGGGCCGGTGTCGCGGCGCCGATCGCGGACGACATCACCTGGCAAGACGCGCTCGAGCACGCGACCCGCTCGTATTCCGTCGAGGGCGTGGTTATCACCTCACCGGTGACCACCGCCGCCGAGCTATCGGCCATGCACGACGCGGCCATCGAGCTGAGCAACCGCCTGGGCCGGCGCGTATTCATTGCAGCAGCCACACCGGGCATTGCCCCGGAACAGAACTGGGCCGCCTACGTCACCGAGCAAAAAGCCATTGTCGACGGCCTGGCCGCGCCCCGGGTGATGCCGGTGCCGCAGCTGCATGGCAACAACCTGGGCGTGCTCGCCGGGCGCCTGGCAAACGCGGCGGTGAGCGTGGCCGACAGCCCCATGCGTGTCGCCACCGGTGCGGTGCTGGGCCTGGGCAGCGAACCGGTCGACCAGGAAGGCGTCCCGCTGCCCTCGGCGGTGCTGAGCCAGCTGGACGCTGCGCGCTTCTCGGTACCCCAGTCCTACCCCGACTATCCGGGCGTGTTCTGGGGCGACGGCAACATGCTGGACGCCCCGGGCAGTGACTTCCAGGTGATCGAGAACCTGCGTGTGGTCGACAAGGCCGCTCGCCGCGTGCGGATCCTGCTGATCCAGCGCGTTGCCGATCGGCGCTTGAACAGCTCGCCCAACTCGATGGCCACCGCGACCACCGCACTGATGGCCCCGCTGCGCCAGATGGCCAAGACGGTGAACTTCGCCGGCCAGCAGTTCCCGGGCGAGATCGAGCCGCCCAAGGATGGCGACGTGGTGCTGGTCTGGAAGAGCAAAACCGCCGTCGAGGCCTACCTGAAGCTGCGCCCCCTCAACTGCCCGAAAGACCTGACGGCGAACATCGCCCTCGACCTTTCCCCTGACGATTCGGAGTAACCCCTATGGCCCGCATCAGCGGTATGAACTTCGACGTGAACATGGGTGATCTGCTCGTGCACGCCGAGAACGCGACACTCGATATCACTGACAACTCGGCGGTAGCGCAGACCAAGGGCGTGCCAGACGGCTATGTCGATGGCGACGTGACGGCATCCGGTGAGCTGGAGTTGGACTCGCAGAACTTCAACCTGGTGGTGGAGGCCGCCCGCCAGGCGGGCAGCTTCCGCAAGCTGAGCACGTTTGACCTGGTCTTTTTCGCCAAGACCCCCGACGAGGAAATGCGCGTCGAGGCCTTCGCCTGCAGGTTCAAGATTTCCAGCCTGCTGAGCATTGACCCGAAGGGCGGCGAGAAGACCAAACACAAGCTGCCGTTCGACGTCACCAGCCCGGATTTCATCCGCATCAACGGCGTGCCGTACCTGGACGCCACCGAGACCGAGGGCCTGCGCTGATGGTGTGCCCGTTCGACCGCGCCCAGGCCCTGGAGCAGCGACAGCGCGACCAGGCAATCAATGCCCAGCTGGCCCTGGCCCGGGCGCAGTCGACGGGCCCAAGCCTCACCCATTGCGAGGATTGCGATCGGGAGATTCCGCCGGCGCGCCAAGCGCTGGGCGGGAAGACCCGTTGCGTGCCCTGCCAGTCCATTTTCGAGAAAGGGGGTCAGCGATGAGTGCGAACCAGGCTGCTCAGGACACCGCCATCGCCTTGGCTAAGGCATCGCCCGCAATTGGCGTTGCCGCTACCGGTGTAACCGGTGCCGTTGATTGGTCGGCGGTCGCTTACATGCTGACCGCGCTCTACATGGTGCTGCAGATCTTGCTGTTGGCCCCTAAGTACCGCCAGATGTTGCGCGATTGGAAGGTCAAATCATGAACCTGCGCCACAAGATCGCCACGGGTGCGCTGGTGCTCGGCAGCAGCACGCTGATGGCATTCCTGGGTGCCTGGGAAGGCAACGGCCAGAACACCGTGTATGCAGACAAGCTGGCCCGAGGGCTGCCAACCGTGTGCAAGGGCATCACCCGCTACACCAGCCCTTACCCGCTGGTAGTCGGTGACTACTGGTCGGACGCACGCTGCGCCGAGGTGGAACAACTGGTGGTGCGCAAAGGCCAGTTGCAGATCGCTGACTGCATCACCAACCAGGACGTGGGCCAGGACACCTTCGATGCCTTGAGCAGCCACGGGCACAACTTCGGCAACCCGTCGACATGCGCAAGCCGGGCTGTGGCCCTTATCAACGCCGGGCGCATTGCCGAGGGCTGCAAAGCCCTGGCCTGGGCCCCGGATGGCAAAACCCCGGTGTGGGCCTATGTCACTGACGCACAGGGTCGCAAGACCTTCGTGCGCGGGCTGCACAAGCGCCGCCTGGCTGAAGCGGAGTTGTGCGCCCGATGAACATCACACCTCTGCACCTGGTGCCGTTCGCGCTGCTGTTCGGCCTGTTGTCTCTGGGGCCTTCAGTCCTCCTGAACGATCGACTTGAAAGCGCCCGCCGAGAGCGTGACACCGCCCAGTACGAACGCGACGGCCTGCGCGAGGCTGCCCGTATCACGAGCGAGCGGCTGGCCCAGGCCGCCGCCAACGACCTCAAACACACCCAGGAGCTGGCCGATGCCCGCCAAAAGAACCTTGATCTGCGCCGCGCTGTTGACGCTGGCGATCAGCGGCTGTTCGTCAAAGCCGCCTGTCCCGCCGCAGTGCCCGCCAGTGCCCGCGCCGGCAGCGTGGCTGATGCAGGAACCCCCGAACTCGCAGCAGACGCTCGATCGGATTATTTCACCCTCCGGGATCAGCTCGCCCTCAGCCGGCGAATGATCCTCGGCCTGCAGGATCACCAGCGGCTCTGCCAGCGCTGATCCACCCACTTTTTCTACCTGAACCCCACGGAGCAACACCATGCCCCGCCGCACCATCACCCTGAGCATCGCCGACAACGACTTCGACTTCACCCTGGGCGCGCCCGAGGTCACCAAGTACTTCAACGCCATGACCCAGACCAACAAGGTCGCGCCGGCGCACAACCTGCTGTCCACCACGGTGAAGGCCGACCAGCGCGAAGCGCTGAAGCCGTACCTGGGCAACCCGGTGACCACCATCCAGATCGCCGGCGCGCTCCTGGAAGAGTTCAGCCCTGACGTCGAGATCACCGTAAAAAAGCCCTCGGCTACGCCGAGCGCCTGAGCGAAAACAGTCTGGGCCAGCTGATGGCCCTGACCGAACGCTGGCTACCTGGTGCGGAGCCCACGGCAGAGAACCTGGGCACCGCCAAGTGGCTGGAAGACGAGCACTGGAGACGCATGGAGATCGCCGTTGCCAACGGTATCGCCCATGCGTTCAACGGATAAGCGCCGATGGCTGAACGCACCTCCCGCCTGGATTTCATCCTGGCCCTGAATGACAAGGTAACTGCCCCTTTGGCCAAAGTGTCGAAAGGGTTTTCCAACTTGGCCGCCCAGGGCGAGAACAATATCAAGCAGATGGGCCTGGGCTTGGGCGGGATGATCGGCGCAGCCAAGGGCATAACCGGTTCGCTGGAACCCGCCCTGGAGATGAACCGCGCCCTGGGCGAGGTTCGCTCGCTGGGCGTGGCCGAAGATGCCCTGGACGCGCTGAACAAGAAGTCGCTGGAATTTTCCGTGGCCTACGGTGAGAACGCCCAGGCCTTCGTCGCCTCGGCTTACGCGGTCGAGGGCGCAATCAAGGGCCTCAGCGGCAGCCAGTTGGCCACTTTCACCAACACCAGCAACGTGCTGGCCAAAGCCACCAAGACCGACGGCGCCACCATGAGCGAGTACGTCGGCACCCTCTACAACCTGCAGAAGTCACAGGCCGACGCCATGGGCAAAGGCGCGTGGGTGGAACAGCTGGGCGGGCAGACGGCCCTGGCCACCCAGCTGTTCCGCACCAGTGGCGCAGCGATGAAGGACGCCTTCAAGGAAGCCGGCGCGATCGCGTCAACTGCTGGCGTCGACCTGGCCGAGCAGATGGCGGTAATCGGTAGCCTGAGCAGCACGATGGAAGGTGGCGATGCCGGCGGCCGCTACAAAGCGCTGTTCGAAAACATGGGCGCAGCCTCCGACAAGCTGGGGATGAAGTTCACCGATCAGCAGGGCAAGGCGCTGCCGATCCTGGACATCATGGACAAGCTGCAGGGCAAGCTGGGCGACCTCACCAGTGCCTCGGCCGGGGCCAAGCTGACCGAGGCGTTCGGCGGCGAAGGCGCACAGGTAATCGCGGCCCTGGCCAAGGATACCGACCGCCTGCGCAACGGCATCGACCAGTTGGGCAAGGTTCGAGGCCTGGAGCAGGCCGAGAAGATGGCCAAGGCGATGGTGGACCCGTGGCAGCAGTTCGGCGCCGCAGTGCAGGCTCTGCGCATCGCGTTCGGCCAAGCCCTGATCCCGATCCTCACGCCCCTGATGGATAAGCTGGTGGCCATCGCCAGCACGCTCAGCCGCTGGACCAGCCTGTTCCCCAACATCGCCAGGGCGATCGGCATTGTCGTGCTGAGTGTCCTTGCGCTCACTGCCTCGATGAGCCTGCTGACCTTCCTGGTCGGCATGAGCAAAATGGGTTGGATGGGGCTGACAGTGGCCTGGAACGTTCTCACCTGGACGGGCTGGAAGAGCGTCGCCATGTTCTTGAAGCACACTCTGGTGCTGTCGATTTTCATGGTCCGTCTCGTCGCGATGCTTGCCTGGATGGGGATCGTGAAGGGCGCGATGCTCGCCTGGCAGGGCGTGATCTGGCTTGTGAACGCCGCCATGATGGCCAACCCGATCGCGCTGGTCGTGGTCGGCATCATTGCACTGGTCGCGGCGATCGTCGCCGTCGTCGTCTACTGGGACGAGATGGTAGCCGCGCTGATGAACACTGCCGCGTTTCAGTGGGTGTCGGCCCAGTTGGAAGCGCTCAGCGCCTGGTTCGACTCGATGGGCGGCTGGTCGGGTATGGCGAAAGCCGCGTGGGACGGCATCGTGTCCATCTTCCACGCCGCCATCAATGGCCTGATCGCGATGCTCAACAAGATCCCGGGCGTGAACATCGAAACCACGTTCGGCGACCTGCCGGCGCCGCCGGCCGTGCCTGAGATCCCCGGCGCCACCGTTGCGCCGGCGGCTGTGGCCGGCTTGCCTGGGGCGACCTCTATCGCGGCTGCAGCGGCAGCGGCCCAGCCGGAGCCTTTGATGCTTGCTCAGCGGGCAGCAGGCCCTGCACTCAAGCAGCCAGCCCCGATTCTGCTGCCTCCAGCCTCGGCAGACCTGGCCACGTCCCCACGGGTCATGCCGCTGCCGGCATCGATCCAGAAAGCCGCCGAGTTGCCCGCGAAGGCCGACCAAGGCCTGCAGGCGCGAAACACCGTCAACCAGAGCAGCCCGGCAATCAGCCCGAGTAGACCCATGGCCGTCCCTAAAGGAGGACTGATGCAGAGCATCCAGAACACCACCCAGAACCAGCGCAGCGGCCCCCACATCGAGAAAGTGGAGATCCACAACAAGGAACCAATGACCCCGTTGCAGATGGAAAACATGTTGGCCATGGCGGTGGGCGGCTGATGAGCGAATACATCGACCTGCTGATCATCGACAACGACCTGGTGCTGGATCCGGCGCGGCAGCCGCTGCTGGTGAACGATCGCGCATCGATCGCCCAGGACATCGCCCACCTGATCCGCGAGAGCGGCCTGCTGGTGACGCTGGTGGCCGAGCGCGACCGCATGCGTCAGCGTGACTGCATCCAGCAGATGGAACTGTTGGTTGAAGCCGATGAGCGCCTGGTACCGGGCACGGCGCAGATCAAGCAAGTTGCACTGGGCCAGTACCTGGTCATGGCCACCACCGTGAAATTCGGCAGCGTGGAGGTCAGCCTGTGAGCGTGGATTTCAAGCAAGCATTGCGCGAATCGGGGATCCCAACCACCGACGCCGAGCTGAAAAAGTCCTGGGAGAAGCTGGCCGCCGAGCAGGGCAGCACGCTGAGCAACACCAGCGCATACAGCCCGTTCTGGCGGATCATCACGGCCCTGGTAACGAAGCCAGTGCTGTGGTTGCTGGAGTTCGTCAGCGGCACCGTGCTGCCTAACTTTTTCGTCAAGACCGCTACCGGCGCATGGCTGGACACCTTGGCCTGGGCGGTCAACGTCGAGCGCAAAGGCGCGGCGATCGCCGCCGGCGAACTGTTGTTCACCCGGGCCAACACCGGCGGCGAACTGGAGGTGCCGGCGGGCACGGTGGTGCAGTCGCCAACCCTGAACGAGCACATCTATCAGTTGGTCACGACCGAGCCGCGCAGCTTCGAAGAGGGCCAGAGCCAGCTGTCAGTGCCGGTCAAGGCCGTGGGGCCGGGCGCGGGCTACAACCTGGCCCCAGGGTATTACGCGGTGCTGCCCGAGCCGGTGCCGGGGATCGTCCAGGTAGTGAACACCACCGACTGGCTGGCCGAGCCCGGTGCCGATGCTGAGCCCGACGATCAGTTGCGCCTGCGTGTGCGCAATCAGTTCTCGGCCGTCAACCAATGGCACACCGATGCCGTGTACCGGGCGATCATCACCGGGTTTCCGGGCGTCGCGGCCGATGGTGTGTACTTCGAGCATGGCGCGCCCCGTGGACCAGGCAGCGCAAATGCCTTCGTGCTATTCGATGCCGGCGTGCCGGCGGACACGTTCCTGGAACAGATCAATGCCCACATTCGCGATGGCGGCAACCATGGCCACGGCGACGACCTGCTGGCCATGGCCATGCCGGAAACCCAGCACGCGATCAGCGTTCAGCTGTGGCCCCGGGCCAACCTGACCGAAACCCAGCTGCAGACGCTGGAAAGTGAGGTGGCGCTGTTCATTCGTGCGGCGTTCCGCGAGAGCACCCAGCGCGACTACAAGCCCACCAGGACCTACCCGCAGTCGCGGTTCAGCTTCAGCCGCCTGACCGAAGAGCTGCACGCGCAGTTCCCCAACATTCAGTCGCTGCGCTTCGCCGGTACCGACATCGTGTCGGCGCTGAACATCCCCCGCATTCAAAGCCTGGCCGTGGTCCTGCAATGATCAAGCTCAAGTTGCCGTTCTGGCTCGAGGGCGTCGAGCTGAACAAGCTGGTGGCTACCGCGCAGGCCTGGTGGGAACAGGCCACCGAGTGGCTGCGCTGGCCCTACCTGCAGTTCGACCCGGATACCTGCCACCTGTCGATCCTGGAGCTGTGGGCATGGCAGCGCGACGTGACGCGCTTCAATGGCGAACCCGAAGGTCTGTTCAGGCTCAGGGTCAAACACGCCTTCATCAACTCGAAGGACGCCGGCAGCGCTGCCGGCCTGAAACGCATCCTGGTGCGCCTCGGCGTGGGCTATGTCGAGATCGAGGAGCGCATGCCCGACCGCGACTGGGACGTTGTGCTGCTGACCCTCAGCGACTCGCAGCTATCCGATAACCCCGACCTGCTGCGCGTGCTGATCCGTCAGTACGGCCGCACCTGCAGGCGGTACGACTTCGTGACCATCACCCCGGTGCGGCTTGCTGTCGCCCTGGTCGACTTCAACGACGATCAGCAGACGCTGGTCGCCAGCCTGTAGGAGCATTCATGGCTGCAAGCATCACACTTGCCGGCGAAAGCCTCATTGCACAGAAGCAGGCAGCGGGGCAGGTACTGACCGTGGCCCGCTTTGTCCTGGCCAACGTGCCCGGGCTGAACGTCGGCGGTCCCGTCGATCGGGCCGGCCTCAAGCCGCCGCCGGCGCAGGTCGTGCACACCGCACAGGTCACCCAGGCCGGGTTCGTGAACCCGAGCCAGGTGGTGTACAGCCTGATGATGGGCACCGACGTCGGGGACTTCGACTTCAACTGGATCGGCCTCGAAACCGCCGAGAATGTGCTGCTGTCAGTGGCATATGTGCCGCTGCAGCAGAAGCGCAGGAACATCCTGCCGAACCAGATCGGCAACAACGTCACCCGCAACTTCCTGGTCGTGTTCGACGGTGCGCAGCAACTGACCGCGATCACCATCGATGCGAGCACCTGGCAGTTCGATTACACCGCACGCATGAAAAGCATCGACGAGCGCGAGCGCAAGAGCAACCGCGATATGTTCGGTCGGGCGTGCTTTTTCGGTACCGCTCTGCAGCTGACGAAAGTGGGCAGTGCATACCAGCTCATGCCAGGCCGGGCGTACATCGAGGGCATTCGCCTGGATCGCGCTGCAGCAACGCCAGTGACGGTGCCGGCAGTGCCAAACAAGGCGTGGCTGGACGTTGTACTGCAGCGCGAGCAGAGCGACGTGGTTGGCACCTTCCAGGTCGTGTTCGGCGCAGCCAAGGTCGATTACACCGACAGCGTGGGCGCGCAGCACTACCTGGTGCCGCTGGCCGACCTGCCGGGCTCGAGCACGATTACCGACCTTCGTTCAGTCGAGCCGATCGGCAGCGAGCTGGTGAAGCACTTCGCGGCGAGAGCCGGCGACTATCCCGAACTGCGGGCCCGGGCCACGACCAAGGCCGACGTGGAACTTGACCAGATCCCCAACGCGATCAGCGTGGACCCGGAAAGTGACAGCGGCGAGGTTCTGGCCACCACCAAGCTTGTGGCCACGGTACGCAAGCTGCTGCAGGACGCGATCGCCGCGATCATCAGCGGCGCGTCGATCGCCGGCAAAGCTGCACGCTGGGCCACGGCCCGAAAACTGACGCTCACCGGCGGTGCAACGGGCTCAGTATCAATCGACGGCAGTGCTGACGTCAGCATGATGGTGACCGTCAGCGCTACAAGCCATACCCACACGATCGCGCAGACGACCGGCCTTCAGGCGGCATTGGATGACAAGTTGCCTCTGGGCGGCGGGTCGGTAACCGGTGCAACTGCATTTTTCGAGGGTATCCACGGGGGCTATGCCAGTGGTAACGGCGGTTCAGCCAACTGGGGCGCCTGTATTTGGGGTATGGGGAGTGCATACGACGGCGCCGGTACCAGCAGTGACTACTCGACCGAGGGCCATTACGGCATGTCATGGATCCGGGCGGGCCATGCTGGAGTGATCCCCCAGGTGGGCGAAGGCGTGTACGTCTATCAGAATGGGGTGTTCAAGGGCGGCATTGGTGTAGCCGGCATCCACACCAGCGGTGCTTTCTACGGCAGTGGCTCCGGTATCACGCAATTGAATGCCAGCAACCTGTCGAGCGGTACGCTGCCCGACGCTCGTCTGTATGGCACGTACACCGGCCTGAACATCACCGGCAATGCGGGCACTGCAACGAAGTTGGCCACCCCACGCACCATCAGCGTTGCCGGGGCGGTCAGCGGCTCGGCCTTATTCGATGGATCCGGCAACATCAGACTGGACACCGTTACCGCAACTGCTGGTGAAAACTCCACCGGCGGTGCACGGATCGCGACCCAGGAACAGACGAATTCCGGCGTCGATGACGCGACGATCGTCACGCCCAAAAAGCTGCGCTTCGGGTTCAACCGGAGTTTCGGTAACAACGGCTACATCGTTTTCCCCAGCTGGCTGGGCGGATTCATCGTGCAGTGGGGAACCTGGGCAGAGGGTTCAACCCTGCTGTCCTTTCCGCTGGCATTCCCGAACGCCGCGCTACAAATCCAACTGACAACGAACGACCAGGCCACCAGCGCATCAGCCAACATTCACTTCTATGGCCAGCTCTCCAAAACCGGGTTTACCCGGGGCGGTAGCTACACCAACAGCATGAGATATCTGGTAGTCGGATACTGAGGCCAAAATGACCCGTTTTTACAGTCCAAGCACTGGCTGCACTTACCTCGATTCTATCCACCACGACATTCCGGCAGATGCTCGCCCGATCACCGATGAGCGCTATGACCAGGTGATCGGCAATCCGGCCCCGGGCAAAGTGCGTGCACATGACGTGGACGGCTTGCCGATCCTGGTCGATCGGCAAGGGGCGCCCGTCAGCGAGCAAGCACTGGCCATCCACACCCGGCAGGTTGCAGCGATCAACCTGGCGTGCACGCTGGCCATCACCAATGGCTTCGAGTCGGACGCACTCGGTAAACCGCACCGATACAGTTCCGACCTCGAGGACCAGTTGAACCTGAACGGCATGCTGCTCCAGGGCGGCGAAATGCTGTACCCGTGCTATGACGCCCAGGGCGTGAAGGTCTTCCTGGCCCACACAGGCGATCAGTTGCGCCAGGTCGCTGAAGACTTCGCGCAGTACAAGCTGCAGCTGATGCAGCGCGCCAACGAGCTGAAACAGCAGCTGGATGCCGCGTTGACTGCGCTGGACCTGGTCGCCCTCGAGGGCATAACCTGGGAGGTACTGCAGCCGTGACCTGGTCACCCGTGACAATGCGCTGGCCAGCCCAGGCCACGGCCTGGATGGACCAGATGGGCGCGGCCAAGGACCTGGCCGGCAGCCAGATGGCAGCCACCGGTGCCCGCCTGCAGGGCCTGGCCGATCTGGCCACCACCAACCCGGGACCAGTGGGCGGTGCCGCCCAGGACGCGATCGGCGCCGGCCGCGCAGCGCTCGCCGGGCAGTTCGGCGACGTGCCGGCGTGCATCGTCGTCACCCCGTTCCAGGCCGGCATCGGCCAGGGCAGCGGCGGTCACCAGCGGTTCCTGTCCGCCCCTAACCTGCTGCAGCAGATGGCCAATAAGCTGACAGACTCCACGGACGGTGCCCGGCCCCAGGGCCAACTGTACGGCCTAGTGGTGCTGTTCCTGTCCACCCGCCTGGACCACTTCGCCGCCACCCTGCAGCGCTTCAACACACTGCTGCCGATGCCCGACCTGGTGCGGGCCGAGCGGCGCGCACGCCACCTGTCGAAGCTCGAGGTTGAAAAGTGGGAACTGCCGGCAGCGGGGCAGATGCCGCGCTGGGGGCAGTTGCCCCTGCAGCGCTGCCCGATCACTAAGGTGGCCAGCCAGGCCATGTCGGGGCAACTGGCGATGCTGGAGAGCTACGCGGCCGACAGCTCGCCCATGGCCGACCTGGCAAACCTGCAGGCGCGCAAGCAGGCTCAATCAGCCGCGGCTGATCAAAAGCTTGCAGATCTGCAGGCCATGCTGGCCGACAACTCGCCCGACGTATCGATGCAGACCCGCCTCATTGGACCAGGTGACGGCGCAACGATCCGCCGGCGGCTGCTCGAGGGCGACGCCCCGGGGCACGAATGGCCACTGTGTGCCGGCGCGCTGCTTGTCGGCTCCCTCGATGGCCTGGGCTTCGTGCGCGAACTGGTGGGCCTATGACGCTGCTTCTACTGGACGGCCAACCCGTGCGCGGCCAGAACATGAAGATCACCGCGAACCTGCGCATCGAGAGCGACGACCTGTCGGGCCAGACCAGCAACAGCGAGGCCGCGCACAAGGGCTTCAAGCCCAAGACGCTGGCCGTGACGCTGACCATTCGCTACGTCGACAAATCGTTTCTGCGCGACCTGATGCGCATGGCTGAATCGACTGAAGGCGGTGGCCAGCGCAAGACCTACCGCGTGGTCAATGACACCGCCGAGGGCTTCGGCGTACGCCAGGTGCAGTTCAGCGACGGGGTCAGCGCCCGGGAAGACGACAGCCTGCACTGCTGGCGGGTCCAGTTCACCCTGTCCGAAAAACTGTCGAACCCCGAGCGCGTCGAGAAGCGACGCCCCGCGAACGCGAGCACCGCCCAGGCTGCACCAGGTCAGGCCGTAGGTGGTGACACCGGCGCCGCCGGCGAGCCGGAAAAAGCAGCTGAACTGACGGGATTCGAGGGCACCTTGAAGCGCGTCGATGACTGGCTGGGGGGCAGCTGATGAGCCTGAAACTGCACAAGGTGCTGGCCATCAACGGCGAACCGATCGCCCTGGTCAAAGAGGATGTCCGCCTGGAACTGCGAAGCCCCGGCCGGGCATCCTTCACCGTCCAGGCCTCGGCGCCGCTGAAGGGGCTGGTGACGCTGGATATCGGGTACAACGAAAGCACGTTGCAGCGGCACTTCATCGGCTACGTGGAACGGTGCACGGCGGCCAACAGCCTGCAGCAGGTGCTGTTCTGCCGCGAGCTGGCCGCGATCCTTGCCAAACCACTGCCGCTGAACCTGCGTCACGTTGACCTGCGTGCCGTGCTCGAGGAGGTCAGCAAGCACACCGGCCTGAAATTCCGGGTACCGGACAAGTCATACACCCGGGTAAAGGCCCCGTTCTTCTACAGCCTGGCCACGGGCTACCAGGCCATGGATAGCCTGGCCCGGGTTTTCTCGATCGACGACCTGGTCTGGCAACAGCAGGGCAACGGCGAAGTGTTCGTGGGCAGTTGGGCCGACAGCTTCTTCGGTGCCCGGGCGCCGCTGCAACTGCCCACCGAGCTGTTTGACGGCTACCAGGACAACCAGAGCGCCATGGTGGCCGCTCTACCAGGCATGCGCCCAGGCGCGACAATCAACCAGGGCGAGCGGGTCACCTCGGTGGCACTCGCCGGCACTCAGATGGCATTGAAATGGAAGACGCAATCAAACGGGCGGTAGAGCGCCAATTCCCCGAGCTCACCGGCGGGTACCACCTGCCGCGTTTCGCCAAGGTCATGGCCGTGGCCGATGCCCCGGCCGGTGCCGGCGTGTGTGACGATTTCCGGCCGCGCTTCGGCGTCGACCTGCAGGTACTGGGTCCAGACGGCGAGGTCGACGCGAACCTGCCGGCGCTGTCGGGGGTGCCCCTACCGGTGCCGGTCGGCGGCGATGAGATGGGTTTCTATGCGTTCCCCGAGGAAGGCACCACTGTAGTGGTGTGCTTCGCCTACGGGCTGCCGCACAAGCCGTATATCCAGACCGTATTGCCGCATGGCCTGACCCTGCCCAAGGTGCCCAAGGGCGACCAGGTGTGGCAGCACAGCGAGGCCTGCCAGCAGCGCGTCGACGCGGACGGCAACTGGCTGCGCCAGACTGACGGCAAGATCCAGGACAAGGCGATCGAGCGCGAGGTAGAGGCCCAGGAAAACACCGAGACGTTCCAGAGCCACACCAGGACGGTGGACGACCATTCCACCGAGTCAGTGGGTGGGATCAAGAAGATAGAGGCGCTGGGGGCTCTCAAGCTTCTCTCAGGCGGATCCGCAAGCCTGGCGGCCGTGGATGATCTGCACCAGGCCACTGGTCGCGACCTCAACCTGGTGGTGGGGCAGAAGCTCAATGCCACGGTGGGTGGCGACCTACAGGAGCAGATCCAGGGCCTGCGCAAGAGCGTGGCCGGGGCCACTCAGAGCTTGCAGGCGCCCAAGACCTGGTTGGGGTCGGAGGGAGTGAACGTGCTGCAGATCCTGTGTGATTTACTGAATCTGGTCGAGCAGATGAACACTCAGCTTTCAGCACACACACATCTCCCCGGCCCTTCACCCGCTCCTGCTGATACAACCGCATTTAAAATAATCGCACTGAAAGCGAAAGAACTTTTTATTAATTTAAGGTCGATAACACTTGGGTGACTCTCTCTTATGAGGATTTGAACCCAACCTTAATATTGTTAAGCCTGTCGTATCGAATAGATTTTGAACTGCTATCGTACACGGCCTGATAAAAGCTGAAGCTTTCACGCTGATACTTATCGCATAGCGACTCCACTCGACTAATCAGTTTTAGCTTGCTTTCGAGTGGGGTGTTTATTCCAAAAATTATTCCTTCTAACGAGTTGAAGCTGTACTTCAGCTTGCGTGAATCAACTTCCGTATAATTGTGAAAAGTTGAAGACAGAATTAGTCGCGACTCTTGCTCTCGATCCCATGCCTTGAGTTTAACTGTAGCGGCGTGGTAAAAATTCTCCCAATAATTTCTGCGCCACAGGGACTCATCGGCGCGCATCTCTTTTGCACACTCACTTACTTCGCCATTTTCCCCTAAGTACCACATATCCATGATCTGAGTAACGCTCATGTGACCTAGAGATCTGAAGAAGTCAACGTCTACAAATGATTTTTCATATGACACTTGATGCAGCTCTAATTTTACCTCTCCCATCGTCACGCCATTAGAATCGAATCCATTCGGCGCGATCACCTCAAAGTTTTTTGTTTGCTCTGAGGTGTCAATTCGAAACTTTAGGCACACATCCTTATGATGTCCGCCATAGGTCCCCCATATAGATGAGTCAGTGCACGAAGACATAAAGCAAGCAGTATACCAAGTAGGATAAATTAGCTTGTCTAAGTCATTACAGAAGCACTCGGGAAACTCAAATACCAGGAAGAACCAGTATTGTCTTGAGGAATCATTTCCTGCCCGATACCTCGTCATAAGTTGAAACTCGCTACTGACTGAATGAACAACTTCAAAAGCACTCTCATAGTCTTTTGCGGTTGCATCCGTAATTGGATGGCACGAGAGAATTTTATTCAGCTGTTGTATTCTTTCAGCTCGCCCGCTAGCAAAGTAATCATGTCTGGCCTGACACATATTCTCTTCGTGAAGTACTTCAAATATCACATCAAGAATATGGAGATGCAAGATTGTAAGGTTGCTTATTAATTCGTGGCGCCTAACTTTTCTATCGGTTGCAAGGCTATCAATATAACTACTTACAGCCGGCTCTGAAACCAGCCTTTCAAACACTGTAAGGTTTATCTCGTTTATCTTTTTTGGCGAGTTTTTCGCTGATGAAAATATTGCTATTTCTTTGTTCGGCGCTTGAGAGGTATCCGCCACAAGATAATTACAGCACTCGACAATCAAACATCTTGAGTAATGCCTAAATAGATTTCGCCAAACTATTCTATCCCCGGCAAAGAAAACATCTTTATAACCTTCCAAAGGATCATTTAGCTGCTTGGGGTGTGCGAAAAAAATATACTGAGAATCGAGCTCTCCCGTAACTCCATCCTCATCGAGGAGCCGTGAGACAGGTCGAAATCTGTAGATGAACTCTGTCACCGATACTTTCTCCTAAATCCTTAGCGCTTTCCTGTGCGGTCAGGCGTCCAGGACCTCTCCCAAGAAGCCGGCTTTCCTGATGCTTGAAGCGTACGTCGCAGACCGCGACAAAAACACCAGTGCTGAAAAAAAATGAATGATAAAACACTTATCCCCCTCCCGCCGACGGGCTTTGCGTTGGAAAATTGTGCAAAGCCGGGTGGGGGTGCAATCAGGTGCCCCGCCCAGGCCAGCCGGGGCTCTTGAGCCAAGATGGCGGGTTTCACCCAGTGCAAGGTTTTGCAATGCTGTGCAAGGGCAATCGCTGGAGAGTGTCCACAAAGTGTCCACGTCGGCATGACTTATCCGTGACCAATAAGCCTACATATTCCAGAAAACATTGGGGATTACGGGTTTTCCCAATGGGCACTGGTCAATTTTTTGGACTCATAATCCTTTGGTCCACGGTTCAAGTCCGTGTGGGCCCACCATACTCAAAGCCGCGCATTGCGCGGCTTTCGTGTTTTTGGCGGAACCATCTCCGATGCAGTCCTATGGTCCAAGGGTACAATTTAGGTACAGTGCTGGTTCGCCAGCCGCCTAGGAGTACCCTCTCATGGCTACTCTCGTCAAAACCCCTTCCGGCACCTGGAAGGCGCTCATTCGTAAAAATGGCTGGCCCACTGTCGCCAAAACCTTCCGCACAAAGCGCGATGCGGAGGACTGGTCGAGGCGTACCGAAGAAGAAATGGTACGTGGCGTGTACATCCGGCGTAGCGGCTCGGAGAAAATGACGCTAGAGGCTGCACTCAAGCGCTACCTGAGCGACATAACCCCCACCAAGAAGCCCACCACTCAGCGTGGCGAAACCTCGAAAGCCAAGAAGCTCATAGAGCACCTGGGCAAATACTCACTGGCTGCCCTCTCCGCTGAAATCATCGCCGGTTATCGCGACAAGCGCCTGAACGAACCCAGCCGTGGTGGGACCATCAGCAACAACACCGTGCGCCTCGAACTGGCCTTATTGAGCCACCTGTACACGGTAGCGATTCAGGAGTGGGGTTTGGGTCTGACATTCAACCCAGTGCTGAACATTCGTAAGCCGAGCCCTGGGGATGGTCGTGACCGAAGGTTATCGCCGGAGGAAGAACGCCTTCTGCTTGCGGCTGTGAATCGACATAGCAACAGTATGCTGGGTTGGATTGTTTGCATCGCTCTGGAAACGGGTATGCGATCGTCAGAGATCTCATCCCTGCGCCGCCCTCAAGTGGATTTAGCAAAGCGCGTCATACGTCTCTCAGACACAAAGAACGACGGCTCGCGCACCGTGCCTCTCAGCAAGCGTGCCACCGAAGTATTCAAAGCTGCGATGGATAACCCGGTGCGACCAATCGACTGCAACTTGGTGTTTTTCGGTGAGCCTGGAAAGGATGGGAAGCGTCGGCCGTATACCTTCACCAAGATTTGGGGACAGCTCAAGAAGAAACTCGATCTGCCTGACTTTAGGTTTCACGACCTGCGCCATGAAGCAGTAAGTCGGCTTGTCGAAGGCGGACTCTCCGACCAAGAGGTATCAGCTATCAGTGGGCATAAATCGATGCAAATGCTTAAGCGTTACACACACCTTCGAGCCGAAGACCTCGTCAGTAAACTGGACAAAATAACGAAACCCAGCACTGAAGCTTACTAGTTAAAACGGGGGATTTTTTCCACGCGCCCCCGCTTTCGGCTCTTTTCTGTATGCGAAATTGCACTCTACTTGAGCACCTGAGTGCATTCGTTCTGACCACCGATTGCATCGGATTTGACCAGCACGTTTGGTGACCATGATCGGCAGAGAACTGCGCATCACTGCCGGTCGTAACCGGCAGAGTCGACCCAATGCAGCCGTTCGCCTCAAGTAGTTGCCCAGCGCTAGCCTTCCCGTAGGAGAGCAAACGGCCAGTAGTGGTCGGTCGCCACAGGTCATGAAGATTGAGAGCGATGCTCAATAAGGTTAGCCTTGCAAATGCCTAACACTGCCGGCTAAGGAGATGTGCGTGAGTCCAAACGAGGAAGCGGAATCGATCAAGGCCTCGAATGTGATCGATATGGCAATGACATTTACTGCAATGATTCGTTTGTTTGAAAAAGATTCAAAGGAGAAAATATCGGATCAACTTCACAAGTCTTTCAGACAACTCTCTAGAGTTTCCAATCACCAGGAATTCGAACAAATACATTCCGAGTTTTGCACTTGGTTCGCAGATAGGATCTCTACAGCACGTAAAACATTTAAAAATAAACCTGAGAAGCCGAGCATGCCGGCATCGTATGGGCATGCCGCCAAAGTATTCGACATTTCAGTGAAGGTTTATGTGCATTACTGCCACTTACCGAATTCCAAAACCACAGTAATGTTGCTACCATTTCTTCATGGAGCAATCGACAATCCAATAATGAACTTTCTAAAATCCAAATACCCGCTTGCTAGGATAAAAGCTAAAACAATTGCGACCCTTGAAATACTGGAATACAAAGCACTACAAGATCTGATTACCAAACACATTCAAGAAGAGTTTCAGGGCAAAATATTTCCAGTGCAATATGATGATATCATGTGGCATCGACTGAATCGGGGTGATGGGTCTAAGAAGACCCTAAAAGTGCAGCGACCCGGTCGACCCGCAGCGCCAGCTTAAACGTGCCTAACTCGCATCGCTCACCTCTAGTTTCTATACTTATATAGCATCTAGCCCGCCTTTGGACGTGAGAACTTACACGCCCTGCAACCTGCTAAAAATACATCACTGCACGTAGTGTTTTTTCACACCAGCCTTCAGAATCGTGTTGATTCCTAGCTCGGTTAGCCAGCCAGCTTTTTCCAATTGTCGCTTCAAATTAGAATCAATGGCGATTGTCTGAGGGGTTATAGGAAGGATTGGTCGCCTCATTACCAGTAATTCCTGTAAGAAATCAGGCATAATAAATCGGCCTAGATCTATATGAAAAACCTCCCATTGAGTAGATTCATAATATCTTACCCACCGCTGATAATCAGCCTGTAGATGCATAGTTACTAGCTGCCGAGCAACGGCCTGAGAATCATCGTCGCCAAATATTACTTCATGAACATGACTTTTGGCATTACTCGCTTCCACTTTTTCTAAATAAGCCTTGCTTCGCACAATGTTACGCTCGGTCATGATTGATGCATATTGTGGGCGTTCTTTATGAGCAACAACCATCCGTGCATGCAGCATGCAGAAATACGCTGTAAGGTGCGTATGCTCTGTGATTGGCGAGCCCGCTTTTATCAAGCGAGACTGTATAAAATAATTATTTTCGTTTGCGCCCAGCATCTTCCCTTCTGCCCATTGACTCCAAAGTCGATCAACATAGAAGGCTTTATCAACCCTAACTGGTTCTTCCATTCCAAAAATGGATAATTTTCCGTCAGCGTTTACCCACTCCTTGAGGTGCGCCTGCGGGATCACATGTTGAACTCTCGTGAATTGATGAGGATTGCTCAATCTTTCGCCATCCACCTCCAATACGTTAGGTTTTTCCGCAGGACTATGGTTTTTCTTGTACAAAATATACTCCTGTTATTAGCAGATTGAAGCATGGGCTGACTAATCAGTAGTGGTAATGCAAATGGGCGGCCTAGTCCATGCAATTACACACTGTAAACGCAAATGTAAAAAGCGCCACCTATAAAAAGGGACGTTTTATGCCTGAAATCGCTTTCCTAAACTTTTCAGAGCCGTCTCAGATCATGCTTTTTTAACAGCAGATCGTGCCACCGAGAATTAGCTTGCTACGTTGATTTCCGCCGCCTCCACTCCATTAGCATTGGCGCGAATGCCATAGCGAAGGCTGCGCAAAATAATCCGTTTGCAACCTCATCAAACCCGGTCAGCTCAAACACACCGTCGACTAGCTTGGCAGCCAAACTCAGAGCCAACAGGCTACCTGGCCATCGAGCATATCGGAGCGCTTCGAACCTCAGATTGTCAAGCATCAACAGGTTGAGACGGACGTTTTTACTCTCAGGTACAGGTGCGGGAACCACATCAATAAGCTCACGTAGGTCCAGGGTTCGATCAGCCTCTCTATTCGTTTCCTGTATTTTGTGCAGTCGACGCTGGTAAACGGTGTCTCTCACCAAGTCTTCAGGCGGGAGGGCCTTCAGTTGATGCCATCTGAAGGTTCCCACACCATACTCCCCTAGCAGTGCTACCGAGGTACAGGGTCGCTGGAGTACTTGCAGGTATCGCCCGTCTAACAGAGCTAACCACTCATCCTGCCGCCTTGCTGGCTCTATGAGCTGAATTCGTTTGGCAGCAGGATAATTCTGCTCATCAACCCAGGCAGCAATCGGTTTATTCCCATGAGTACGCATGAACGCAACACGATGCTTACCTTCATGCGCGGTCAATATGCCCAAGGGCTTGTACCAGGTGTAAAGAGCCTTGTTGGACCAGGTAAAGTTCGTCGAGTAGCTCTCAATCCTATCCGCGATCTCCTCTTCAGGGACGTGTTGAGGCTTCCCCTTGATGCTAGCCCCAAGGACATAGCGAGGATCAACAAGGGCTTTGAACCGCGCCGACGGGGATTCCTCCCAGTCGAGAAAAGGCACCACAATGCGTAGAAATGAATGCCCCCAAAAAGCGCAGGTACCACCACTGTCCATCCAGTCGTTTTGATACTCCTGCTCAAAATAATACCGGGAGCTCATGTCCATCGAGAACTTGATGGAGCACAACGCCCGTGAGGCACCCATCATCCGATCAGAGACCTCAAGGGACAGCAACTCTACCTTGTCAGCCATTTCACTCACTTGCACACTCCCTGCTGCAACCACAATTAGACAAGGGAACAACAATGTCGCAAGACGACGAACTATTCCATGTGCAGTTGGGCAAGGACCACCCTAACTACCAAAGCGTCGCACTCCGCCGCAGGCCTGGCTACGTGAACTACGAGGTGGTAGAGGTCGACACGGAAAAGCTGATCCACTATTCCAATCAGGACATACGGGGGTATGTGCTTGCACCAGTAGAGGATTGGCAACCGGCCAAGCGGGAAGGGATCTTTTGTTTCTTAGCACCGCCTGGGCCACGGGAGCAACCAGTCGAAATGCCGGTCATCTCATTCAACGAGCGGGATGTCGTTCAATACGAACGAAAATGGCGGTTTTTTAAGAAGGCCGTCGTGTATCGCTTGAAATACATCGGGTACACAAACGGTCGCCATCGCACGCGCTACCTGTATTTGCCGGTGCGAAGCCGATACCAGTGATGTGCCATATTTCGGAGGTCGACGCATTGAAGGCCCACTGCGCGCCCTAGATCCGAGGCCGGCGTTCTAGATTTCACCGAAGCACGCCATTAAAGACCGAATGCCTACGACATGCAGGAAACCGCCCTGCTCAGAGCATTTCTGAACAGCATGAGCATCAAAAAACCATCTTTTTGCCAAAAAAATGAAATTAATTATAACTCCTTGAATTACTGGCAATTTTGCAGACCACAAAAAACCAAGATATACCACGCTGGTGGTTATATGGCGACGCACCGAATACCAAACTTATCTACCTTGGACAATCCGTGCCACCAACAAGTGTGACAGCAACTAACTTACGCTCATAATCGTATAACTTCTCCACGAACTTGCAGACTACCGAGCGCGGCTCAACCTGCATCAACAAAGGTGAAAACCACGATGAACACTGAAGCGTATTTGGTAGGAAAGTTTGGCGCACTAATGCAACTGTCTGATTTGGCCGAGTTACTTGGACGCTCGACAGATGGGCTAAGAGTTTCACTCTACTCGGACACCGACCTATCGAGAAAACTTAAACCCACAATGATACGGATCGGCCGCCGCATCTACTTTCGTACGCAGCAAGTCAATGTAGCACTACAGCTTGAAGCACCAAAAAGCGAAGCACAAGTTCAATAATACTGACCTGAGGGAGATTTACTATGGGTCGGCAACGGACGATCAACGACAAGAAATTTTGGAACTCACCCAAGATGGCTGGGCGCACTCAAGAAGACCGAGCAACTCTCGTCTATCTATTAACATGTACCTCCAGCAACATTATTGGTAGTTATTCTATCGTCCCAAGGATTGCTGCAGCAGAAATGGGACGGGACACAGAGTCACAATTCATGCCAGTACTGAAGCGCCTCTGTGACTCTGACTTCATAAAATACGACGCCGAAACGAGCTTCGTGTGGGTTCGCATTTGGTGGGAGCATAACTCCCCGAAAATGGCGCTCGCGCCAACGCTACGTCAGAAGTCCATCAAGCAGATCAGAGAAATGCCTGCGCATTGGATATCAGACTATCTGGATGACATGGCGGAAAGACTGCAAGAGTCCGACGAGTATCGCGAGATGCTAATCTAGGAATTCCAAGCGTCGAGCCAAAGCGGTAATCAGGGAGAAAACCACCGCTGTGACGCTACCGATAGGGTATATGTGGAGAAATCACCGAGGCTGCCATCCGCCCCGAAGCCGAGGGTAGCCGGAGAGGGAAGCCAGAAGGCCATGCCCAAGAAAACAGGGTATCAGTACCCTATCTATCCCATATACCTAGGGGGGCGCGGCCGGACACTGAGCTGCTCACCGAGTCAGAACGGAGTGAGCGGATAAAAGCTGTGAGCTTTGCCACTGCGTCACTAATCCAGTCGGGATTTGAAGTCACCGAAGCAATGCAGCTCCTGGGCGAGCGCTACATCAATGGTGAGATTGAATTGGATGAGTTCGTAGCAAGCGCGATGAAATAAAGCCCTTCAGCCGACCTGAGCGGTCTTTCCGTAGGGTTTGGCCACGGTCGGCAGAGAGCCACTCGACGCCGCAAGCCCGGCGAAATACCGACTCCGGAGCTGTCAGCTCAAATCAGGGGCTGTCATGATGGGGCGTCGATGAGACGTTTGGGCTTGAGGATAATCGCGTCATCCAACACCTCGACATCCAAATCGTCCCCAAGGGCTAAGCCCATTTTCGCGAGTAGTTCCAATGGCAACTCGATGATGACGTCGCCACTTCCATCAGCAGTACCCTGTCACTTCACGATCCAGCATTCGCTCTCGCACATAACCGTACAACCCTCGAATCATCGTCGGACGACGTTCTATCATGCTCCTGCTGTAGCAACCAACCTCATTCAAGCCCTCCCCCAAGGAAGGCCGTCAGGCTGAGCAGGTGAAGTCGGTCATCAACTGCAATGCAAGCGGGTTCGTGTCTGAAAGACGGTGGAGCACTAGTGCAGGATAGGCTAATCGCCGGTAAAGTGTCATACATTCTATATGCCACTTGCCCCATCGAGCCTCAAGGTCCGGGTTACGGGCAGTCAGAAGAAATCACCGATTCTTAGTGTCAGGCTGGGGCCTGGCCTTAAACAGCGCAGGGAAAGCTATTGCGAGAGCTTGGGCAGGGCACCTAGTTCGGCCATCAAAGAGGCAATCGAAAAACAGCTAAAAGCCCCTGAAGCCCTCCCGGCTCCCAAGACCTACCGGCAAACGGAGAACGTCAAGGAACCGAAGGAGCGTTTCGAAGTTCTCCTGACAGTTTCCGAAAGGGCTGCTGTTAAGGAGCAAGGCCATGTTGAGCGCTGTTCTATGCGGCGGTGGGTTGTCGATGCCATCCGCACCGGACTAACCCATGAGCCACAGTTCAGCATGTCCGAAATCGAAACCTTGGGCGAGTCCAATTATCAGTTGTTCGCCATAGGGCGGAACCTCAACCAGATCGTCCGGCGCTTGAATGAAGGTCAGTACGAGCCGATCACCGTAGAGCGGATCAAGACGCTTAGCCGTCTTATCGCCAAGCACACGAATGCCGTGAGTGATGCGATCCGAGCCAGCCTTGAGCGCTGGAGCATCGAATGTCGCCGGCGTGAGCGAGGTGAAGTGTCCAGCAATAAACCACGCTCGACCGCCGTCACTGCCTTAGGCGCATCGTAA